GTAATAGCTTTGCTAAAATCTAGTACAGCGTCTAATGCCTTAGCAAATATAATAGCGGGGCCTGCTTGTCTTAAAGCATTACCAAATACTTTAGTAGCTGCTCCCATACCTTTAAGACCACTACCTGTTTCAAGGGTAGTAGTTTCCATTGCTGTTAGTGCCTCTTTAGCTACTCCTAAATCTCCTATAATTGGAAGTTTATCTGCTATTCTTAAAAGATCATCAAAGATCCCCATTTTTTCATTTAATTCGTTTCTGCCCTGGATTTGATCTTGAATACCTTTAGCTTCAGTTTCATTACGCTTAATTAATTTTTTATATTGTTCTTCTTGAGCAGTACCAGCAAATTCTGCGGCTTTAGTCCTTAAATCAAAATTCATTCTTTCATTTTTAGCAGCTGCTGCTAAAAGGTCTTGTTTGCTTCTTAATTGTTCACCTGATTTTTCTAAGGCAAATGCTTCATCAGCTGCATTTTTTGAAAAAGCTTTTGAAAGGTCATTAATTTCAGCATATGTTATTTTACCTATCTCATTATACTTTCTCATTGCTTGAGCATTCATCTCAAGTGCTTCTCTTTCTTGGTTTATTTGGGCTAAACGTTTAGCATTACCCCCACCTGAATTACCAGCATCTTGATCTCTATATGGATAGTTTTTTAACATATAATAATATTATTCAATAATAAATATAAAAAAAGAAAGGTATCTGAGATACCTTTTACTTTTTAAAATTGTACGTTGATGAAGGATTAATATCGGGGCCCATTGGATTTTTAGAAGGAGGATTATTATTTTGTTGTTTTGCCTCCGAAGCTTTCTTTTGGGATTCTAACCATTCATTGATTTTATTAATATGAAATATTCTTAGCCAAACGGGCATGTTATATACATCTGAATGAATAAATCCACCACCACCATGGTACACCAGATCATGTATTTGACTGAATATTGTATTTTTATACTGAGGCGTCAGGCCAAAAAAAGTTAATACCAACAGGAATAGTTTTTTCGACTATATTACCTCTACTATCTTCATGTTCATACACTAAGTTAGTATTGGGTTGGATTTTTTCAATATATTTTCTTAATTCTCTTGCATCTCTTGCTAGTAGTTGAGTATCGACAAAAGTTCTAATTGTTGATTTTTCGCGGTCACCATCAATAGATAAAATTGTGTGTTTTAAAGTTGTAGTTGAAGAAAAATTACTATTAGCATTAATTTTTTTAAGACCTTTTATTTCATTATCAATTAATTTTTCATCAGCATGGGTTAAAAGCTTAAAAGTAATTTCTTTTTTAGATGTAGGTAATATAAAACTAAATTCATTTTTATTATCTGAAATTAAAGATTCGTCTAGTATTTTATCCTTTAATTTGGATAAATCTACATTATGATTAATTCCATCTTGTGTAAATGAATAATTAGCCCCATATCCTAGAATACGAGCTGCAACTAATATAGCATTTTTATCACCTATTAATAATTCATTATAATCAATAGGAGTAACTATAAGAGATTGAAGTAATTTATCAATTACTGTACCATTGGCTATTAGATTTTGATTGGTTAATATATCTTCTTCTTTAGCAGTCATATATTTCATCTCAATAATTCCATTTTTTAAGGGGGATCCTTCTGGGTATATTAAACCTTTTGAGGGTAATGTAACTTCCTCTGCGGGAAATTGGGTGTTTGTTTGTTCCATAACGTTATTTATTAAAACTAGTTCAGATATACATATATAAAAACAAAAAAGGACGTCAAAAAATGACGTCCAATCTCGCAATTTCGGGAGAGAAATATATTTAGAAATTTAAAATAGCATAATCCATTTGGATAGTTATATTAATGTTTACAGGATTATCTGAACTCCAATCCATGTCTCCAAAGGTAGCATTACTACAAAATGCTCCTTTTAAAATCCATTCTTCAACTATATCACCTACAGGTCCTAATGTTTGTATTCTTACTTCTTTTTTATAAAAATCAGAATAACCATCTCTACCTGTAACTGATTCAGTACCTAAACGAATCCATTCCATTACAGCTTGGGCACCCGATGGAGTTACTGGGTCATATAAATCACATGAAATACTTTCCCAACTCGATTTACCTTTAATTCTTCTTTTTGTATTAATGTGATCAAGAACCACTGTGTTTGAAGAAAAAATAGGACGAGCTACTTTTTTAATAAGGTATGCCGGGATGCCCTCAATATCCATTAAAAACCTATTTTGTAGTTTAGGTTCAAATGCTGTGAACATCATGTCTGTTGATTGTATTATTGCCATTTTTTTATTATTTTATTTTATTCTATTATAAATATGAGTTTTTTAACTTTTTATACAGGGAATGTTGCTCCTGTTGGTAAAATGTTAAAGTCAAGTACTATAAATTCAGCTGTTTTAGTTGGTTGTAAATAAATCGCGCCTATTAATTGATTTCTATCAATTACATCTGGTGTGTTATTATTTTCATCCATTTGGACTCTGAAAGCAAATAATCCTTGTTGTTGTTGTACTGACTCTAAATATGGATTAACAATATTTAAGAATCTGTTTCGTGTTTGAATAGTATTTTGTTCGAATACTAAGAATCTTGAAGAACTTGCAATAAATTTCTTAAGCGTAATTAATAATCTACGAACATTAATTCTGTCTAACGCTGTTGATCTTTCTTGTAGTGTTTTCTGACCCCAAATACAAACTCCTGTTTGTGGGAATGTAGCAATTGGGTTAATTTTTTCATCATATAAAACATCACGATCAGCTTGATTTAATCTAATTTTAGCTTCTATTACATTTCCTAATATACCTCTATTTAAACCTGCTGGTGCAAACCATTCAGCCCCAATTCTATCTGAAGCAGCTATTGCTCCTGGTACAATTACTGATGGTGGTACTAATATTGGCTTATTAATGGAAGAATCAAGTACTTTAACCCATGGATAATAAACTGCAGCGTAGTTGGTATCTAATCCTTGTACGTTATTTATAGCTGTGTTTACTGAAGCATCTACTATACTTGAATCCATTACAAAAAATGCATCTCCTCTTTCTTCTACCATATCAATACCTGCGTTTGTTACTGCTGGGTGTAATGAATGAATAACACCAGGCATAGCTAGCATATTAATATCATATTCATCTTGATTTGAAAGAATATCTAATGCTTTTTTATATGCTTTAAATCCAGCAGCATTTGTAGTACTTAAATTAGTTGCTGAGATCTGATCTCCTATATTAATAATTTGGTGATTTGCAATACCATCGTCTCCTCCTTGGAAAGGAACTGTAAATTTTAATTGTCCTGCTGTTGGACCATTTGCTCCCGTTGTATCAATTGAAGCACTTAAAGCTCCTGTAAATAGACTTGAACTTGGATGGCCTGAGAAATTTTCAACATTAAATTTACCTGATACATTTGCTGGTGCTGAATCGGGCATTGGTAATAAGAAATTCATATTATCTGATTCTTTATCAGCGAATTTAAATCCTAAATATCCTCTTGAACTATAAGTATTATCTGTTCCCGTTTGTTGTACTCCTTCATAAGATGCTGAAGGGAATACTAATGCTGTAGGGGAAGGCCAATAAAAAGAAGCTGGTAAAATTGGGTTTGTAACTGCTGCAAAACCCTTAGGACCTAATTTAGGATCAATTGCTCTTGCTTCTACTGTTGCATCTACTTCTACTCTAATATAATTTGAAATATTTGAAAAATTACCTAGTAGTTCAACTTTATCTAAAGTATCATTATATTGTGGGAATCTATCTCCAATTACTCTTGAAATATATCTAGGAGAATCTGGATCTAAATTTACGTTATTATATTGTTCTAATACAATAGGATTTTTATCTTTATCATTAGCTCTTCTTAAAATTACTGAAAATGTCATATATTGTTCAACACCATCAATAGTTCCGGGATCTTTTAAGTTTGCAATCGATATTTTAAATTCTTTAGATAATGTTTTACCATGGTCTAATGTATGGAATTTAAATAAATTTTTAGTAGTTGTTTTAGGAAGAACATTATTAGCATCTAAAAATCCTGATGTAATAAATGGTGTAGAAGCAAAACCGTACTTTTCCGTTTGGCTACTTTCACCCCCACTAAACACTATATTAGCTGATTGAGTAGTAAAAAATATGTTAGATCCACTACCTACAGAAAATGTATCAGTTGTCATAAATAAGCCACTACCTGTCCCCGCTATAGTTGTTTGTTGGTTTTTAAAATTTATATAAGTGTAACCAGGAGTACCTGCGTATGTGTTAGCTGCTGATAAACTATTATTAGGTGAATCACCCAATTGTTTAAATAAATAATCAGAATTAGCTGGATTAATAGAAGCAGAAAATGGATGGTTTGAAGAACTTAATTCTAAGTTAAAACTAGCACTAAAGTTAACACTAAAAACTCCAGATTCTAAAGAACCGGCACCATATGCTTTAGTTGAATGTAATGTAGGATCTCCTGTAGTTTTAGATGGTAATAATACACCAATTATTACATTAGCTCCTCCTGAACCCGAAAGTGCTACAGCTACAGCTGATTTAGTAGTACCATATGTAAAACCTGATCCTCCTAATACTCTTACTACAGTAACTGATCCTGCATTTTTTAAGTATTCTCTAACTGTTTGTGGAACATATGTTTCTGAACTTAATGGTCCAAATCTTCTTTCAAATTCTGAAAAACTTCTTACTACCGTTGGTACGAAAGCTGGTCCTTTTGTTGTTGGACCTACAATTGCAGCGCCTATTGCGCCTACTCCTTGAGGAAGGAATGAAAGGTCGTTTTCTCTTGTAAAAACACCTGGTGAAATTATTTGTTCTGCCATCTTATATTTTATTTAGTGTGTTATCCCTTTGATTGGTCTCGTATAAATATGAAAAAAAATCGTAAACCTAACCAAGAGTAGCGATTAAGTATATAAACCTAATCGCTAATAAATACAAAATAAGATTTAAAAAAATTACTCTGTTGGGGTAAAAGTTCCTGTGTCTAGATTAATACTTCCTTTACCATATTTATCTGATAGTGATTTTGCAAGAGTAATTTCTCTTTTTTCTAAATCAGCTAATTGTTTTTTAAGTAAAGTTTCATTTTCTTCTAACTTAATTTTACTAATTTGAATTTGACCAAACTGAAATGTAATTTGATCGGTTTCTGTTCTTAGTTTTGTAAGTTGAGATAATTCATCTTTGGAGAAGCGTACTGGTGTTGATTTTACTTCTTGGGGTGTTGGAATTTTTTCTTGTATTGCCATAACTTATTTTTTAATATCGGATATACATATATGTAAATTAGAAAAACCCACCATTTATCATCCCGAATGAACCTGTTCCACTTGCACTTATATTACCTGTAACTTGTAATTTTTCAGTTGGTGTAGTTATTCCTATACCAACGTTACCTGAACTATCAATAACTAATCTTTTATTAGCGCTTCTATCTGCTAATACTATATGGTGGCCTGCGTCACTATCTGTTCCAAATAACGCCCCGTAAGTTCCGCTATCGTCGTCTTGAACACTTACCCAAGCTTGATTATCACTAGACTTAAATACGCTAGTAACGTTCGTTGTTCCTGAGTGCACTTCTAGTTTATTTCCAGGGCTAGTAGTTCCAATACCAACATTACCAGAAGAAGAAATCGACATTTTAACATTATTGGAACTATCTTCGAAGTCTAATCTTGCTTTTCCTGCACCTGATCCAGCCCCATTATGTACCTGTATTCTATCAGTATTATCAGCATTTTTAAATATTATTTGAGCGCCTCCTAATATTTCTGTTGTAGGAACAAATTGCATCACGCCTCCAGCTCTAAACTGCATATTTTGGGCAGTAGTAATGTTAATCTTATTGGCTGTATAATTTGTACCATTAAAAAACTTTATACCTTCATTAAATGTTTCTACATGAAAACTACCACTTGTAATAGTAATATCGTCTCCAAATTGTCCTGTTCCACTTGCACTTATATTACCTGAGGCTGTTATGTGGTTAAATAAACCTGTTTTTAAGTTTTGGACATCTGTTCTTGCAAGAGAAGTTCCCCCAAATCTAATAGTTTCAGCATCTACATCAATTACAGAAGCTGTTATATATTGAAAAGAGCCTGAAAATGCTGTTATATTGATTGAGGATTCAAAAGAATTTTCTGTAGTAGGGGTATTTAAGTTATCTCCTTGTAATTTAAATAAAGCCTTATCAGATTTATAAAATAAAGTGCCATCCTTAACATTAACTATAATGTCATTAGGAGAAAAATCTGTAGATTTAGGATCTCTATTTTTTATTTTTATTGACATTATTTATTTTTTAAATTGAATTATAATCCCATTCCCATAAGTGAGTTACTATAAAGGATCCATTACCCGTTCCTTCTGCTTCTAAAGTCATCCATATTCTAGAACCAACAGCAACATCCGTGGTTGATCCCGAACCTGGATCTGTAAAGTCAAATATTATAGCATCTTTATTACTACTAGCATCTGTAATGGCATAAGCTGCTG